CAAAAACAGCTGGGTACTTGGGAAGACGGCTTCTTTATTACCAAAGGTGGCTTTATAGGGCAGGCTCTTGGTATGGGACAAAATACACGTGGGTTACGTGTGAAAAACAAACGCCCCACCTTTATCGTGGCTGACGACTTGGAGGATAAGGAGATTAACAAGAACCCACGCCGACAAGAGGAGGTGGTAAAGTGGATAGATACCGCTCTTATTCCTACTATGGATGGCAAGTATCGCCGCTTTGTGCAGGCAAACAACCGCTTTGCCCCAGTGATGATACAAACAATACTACAGGATAAGCACCCTAAGTGGAAGGTGCACCAAGTGAATGCTTATGACCCTATAACCTACGCCCCTACGTGGGTAGGCAAATATGATGATACCTACTTCTATGAGTTGGTATATGGTGCAGACGGCATAGGTGAATTGGCTGCCAATGCCGAATATAACAATAGTCCTTACATTGAGGGGGTGATTTTCAAAGAGGAGCAATTCCAATGGGTAAAACTCCCTCAACTTCGCACTATGGAGTACATCATCGGGCATTGGGATATTGCCTACGCAGGCAATGCTACCAGTGACTACAACGCAGTAGTGGTGGAAGGCATTAAAGAGCGTAAGTTCTATGTGATTGATACCTTTTGCCGCCAGACGAAAATGCGGGCAGCCGTGGAATGGATGTGTCAGTTTCAAAAGCACTTGCCTGCAGGGGTAGTGGTGCACTGGCAGTATGAAGCGCAGTTTTGGAACGATGAGGTGCAGCGCACTATTCGAGAGGTGGAAAAGGAAACGGGCGTTACCCTCAATCTAACCAAGCGTACCTTAGATAAAAACCGTAAGATTGACCGTATTATGAGTATGCAGCCTTACTATCAGAACGGACGTGTCTTCTACAATGAAGCCCTTAAAGGCTCTGTGGATATGCAAACAGGTACGGGGCAACTCAAGAGTATAGAACCCCAGTATAAAACCCACGACGACTGGCCTGATGCCCACCAAATCTGTACTACCGACCTTGAAGCCTATATGCCTAACAATAGCTTTAAAGTGCTAATGGGCAAAATGAAAACCTTTAATAGATGGTAAAATTATGTATTATATCCGAAAAGAAAACCTTATCTCCAAAGCCTTTGAGCGGGCAATTGATGAGAGTAGCAAGGACTTTGAGCAAGCCCTTACCGATAGCGAAGCCGAACATATCGCTATTTTTAAAACGCTTTTAAAACGCTTTTACGATGTAGAGAAAATATTTAACCCTAATGCTCCTATTTATAACGATTTATTAGGGCGTATGCTTACCTTTTTGGTGTTGCACGATGTTTTCTCACGCAATGCCTACCGCAAGTATAACCCCAATAGCAACACCGAGAAACAAAAGGAATGGGCAGAAGCACTCTTGGACAAACTATCCAAAGGCATTTACATTTTAGAGGATTTGCCCAAGCCTCCTGCCAATGAGCAAAAGGGAAGCTCGGCTCGCTTCCTCTATGGTAACCTTACTAACAACGACTTTTATATCTAATAACCAATGAATATCTTACAAAAAGCCTATAACCGTGTACAAGCCTACTTTGTGGCTAAAGCTCCCTTCACAATGCTTAAGGTAGCCTTGGCGGGGCGTAGCAATAGTGCACCCTCACAAAATATCAGTTACCAAGCCAAAATGTTGAGGGTGGAAACCCTTAACGATTGGAAAATGGGAGTAATGCTCGCTACCAACCCCGACAACCCCGAAAAGCTAAAGCTACGCCAACTATACGACAACTTAGAGCAGGACAACCATCTGGGCTCAGTGATTGAAAGCCGTATCGCCAAAACACAACAGTCACCTTTTCGATTGGTGAACACTAAGAAAGAACGCAACGAGGACGCTAAAGAGCTTTTGGAAACGATGTGGTTTCAGGAATTTATAAAGCTTGTACTGATGAGTAAGTTTCAAGGTACTACCCTTATTGAGCTATTCAATACTGATGAGAACGGCGAACTTACCGAAGTAACCGAAATAGGGCAAGCCTACTTTAATCCTCTCAAAGGTATAGTTCTTAAGGAAGCAGGAGACACTACAGGCACGCCCTACAAGGAGGGTAACCTTGCTAACTTCTACATCCAAGTAGGCAAGGACTACAACGATTTAGGACAATATGCTTTGGCTGCCCCTATTATATTAGCTAAAAAACTTGGCTTAGGTTCGTGGCTCGACTTCATAGAAAAGTACGGCGTACCTCCTCTGTTTATCACTACAGAAAGAGAAGACGATACACGCCTTCTCGAACTCTTTGAAATGGCTACCAACTTTAAACGCAATGCCTTTATGGTAGGGCGTGGCAATGAAAAGTTTGAGGTGCCTAACATCTCGCAAAACAACAATGCCGAAGTATTTGATACCCTCATCAAGCGTGCGGATAACGAAATATCTAAACGCTTTTTGGGAGGTACAGGACTCACTGATGAGAAAGGTTTTGTAGGCTCGGTAGAAGTGCAGTTTGAATTGGCTTCCTACCGCTTTGAAAGTGACAAACTGCTTGTAAAGCATATTATCAATAAGAAGCTCATACCGCTATTAGTGAAGCTCTCACCTGCTTATGCCTCTTTAAAAGACTTGCGCTTTGAATGGGACGACGAAGAGCCTCTAACAGCTGATAAACTCTGTAAAATGATGGAAACATTAGGTGTTTATTACGACTTTGACCCCGAACAAGTAGAGAGCATTACAGGGCTCAAGATAGTAGGTATAAAAAGCCAAAACCCTAACCTTCTACCTGTGGAAGGCTTAAAAAAAAAAGCCTATACAATAACGCCCTAAACGAGCATTGGCAACTGCGCAAAGCTCTGTTGCGTGCTGAGCAGCTCTATATACATAGCCACTGCGAGTGTGCGCACGATACTCACGCCTTAGACCTTACAGGTTGGCTCAAAGTAATGGAGCAAATTGCCAAAGATAGATACAATGGCACCCTCAAAAAAGGAGAACTATCCGACGGCTATATTTTAGAAACTTACAAAGAGCTTAATGGGGCTATGTGGGAGGGCTTTGATAAAGATAACTTCAAGGTGAATAAGCAAACGGGAGCTATCTCACCCGAAGTACTCCAAATGCAGCGTAACCTATACAAGTTTAGCGGGGCAAAAAACTATGTACTCCTTGAGCAGATAAATGAAATCTTACGTTCGGATAAAGGCAAAAATTGGCAAACATTCCTACAAGAGGTACAGAAGCTAAACCCTAAGTACAACAAGAACTACCTTCAAGCTGAGTGGCAAACAGCTAAACAAGCGGGCTACCACGCTGCTAATTGGCAGGAGTATGTAAAGCGTAAAGACTTATACCCTAACCTAAAATATTGTACCCAAAAAGACGAAAGAGTGCGAGAAGAGCATCGCCCCTTAGAAGGCTTTATTGCCCCTATTGAAAGCGATTTTTGGCAAGACTTCTACCCACCCAATGGCTGGCGTTGCCGTTGCTATGTAGTACAAACAGCGGAACCCGCAAGTACAGGTGATATGCCTCAGCTCAGCGATAAGGACTTTCCTAAAGAGTTTCGGGGCAATGTAGCCATTAGTGGGCAAGTGTTCAAAGAGGATCGGACAAACCAAGGCAAACCTCACCCTTACTTTGCCCTCGCCTTAGATGCCGACAACGACACCAAAAAAGCCTTTGAACTAAGCAAACTAAGCGCACCCTATACAGAAGTCTATGAGGCTAAAAATGGGGCAGTGGTAAAGGTAAGCCCCTTTGCTGACGAAAGCGACCTTGCTAAAAACCTTAAAAGTGCTATTGTCATTGCTGATAATTTAGGGGTGAGTATGAATATACGCCCGCATATAATTATTGAAGGGTATAAGAACCCCGAATATGAGATAAAGGGAAATATAGCCGACAGAAAAGAGTCTATATCTTATACAGGAATCAAAAAGAATTTAGAATACGCAAAAGCACAAGGAGTAGGAACTATTGTGTATGATATTACCGAGTTTAAAGGTTGGTCTGCAACTGATATTACAAAACATCTGAAAGGTAAGATAATGAACTATAAAGGAGCTGATTTTTTGAAAGAAATGTATTTTATTAATGGAAATAGAGCTATTTCTTTCACAAAAGAAGAGTTATTTAAAGACTATTTAAAAGTAGTTGAAAAGCTAAAATCATTAAAATAAGCAAAGCCTTAATGTCTAATAAATTAAACATCAAGGCTTTACTCTGGTAGCGGCAGGAGCGCCCTCCCCCCGCGAGTTGTAAAGGATAGCCTATTACACTGCAAAAGTACAAAACATTTTTTAAATAGCAAATAAAAATGATTTAAATTCTATTTATGGCAAATTTTCAGACACCAAACTTTGAGGCTATGGCAAGAGAGATATTTAAAAACATATCCCCAAAGGTAGCACAAAAGGCGCGGGCTTTCTTTATGCAATCATTCATAAGGCAGGGCTTCACCGATGCTTCATTTATTCCTTGGATAAAGCGTGTAGATGCGTTGCCTCATAAAACACTACAGCAGTCGCTTACGCTCAAAAATAGCCTACGAATAGCCGAACAGTCCCCTGAAAGGGTAGTAATTTCAGCGGGTGAAAAATTGAGCTATGCAGCTATACACAATGAGGGAGGGACGATCACCGTAAAGGTAACCGAGAAAATGCGAAAATACTTTTGGGCAATGTACTATAAAACCCAAAATAATCGTTATAAGGCTATGGCTCTTACTAAAAAAACAAGCCTCACTATACATATACCTAAGAGACAGTTTATTGGAGAAAGCTATACCTTAGACAAACAATTGGAAAAACTCATCATAGAGGAAATACACAAAGCAGACAAAAATTTAACTTTTGAATAATGGAACACTGGCAAGATTTATATATAGAACTCGCTGAACGTATCAGTGAAAAGCTACCCGAAATACGTTGGGTAGACCTTTGGCATAACCAAGTAGGCTTTTTAGCTGATGAGCACCCTTTTAGTACACCTGCCATATTTATAGGGTTTCGCTCCGCACAAATCAATGATATAGGCGAACTGGTACAGATAGTAGATTTGCAGGTAGATTTTTATTTGTATTACGAAACTTTCTTAGACACTTTCCAAGGGGCCTACAACCAACAAGGAGCATTGGAATTTACTAAGAGCTTAGACGCTCTTTTTGGTAACTTTCACGGCACATCGGGTAGAAACTATAGCAGTATGCGCCGTGTGGCTTTTGCGCCTATAGATACGGGTACAGCAGGCAACTTATACCAGGTTACTTTTGAATGCAAGTTGCACGATAGTAGTGCAATGAAGTATTACGAACCTACGCAAGTACATTTGCAGGTGGAGGATGAGGACAATAAGTATTTTGTAGGAGTAGATTAAACCCTATTGAAGATGATATTTTCGATAGTACGCTCTGAGCGCAAAAACTTTTCAGACAAGGTAGTTACAATATAGCCGTGTTTAAATTTTTGCTGCTGTGATAGCTTTTCATATTCCTCACGGATAAGAGCGTACAGGCGGGCGGTAAAGTGTCGTTGTCTTTTCATAGTAGCAAGCAATTAGAGAAGTTTTATAC